CAAAGGCAGCAGGTTTTTGCCGGAAAGACGGATCACGCCGACGCCGCCGCGTCCGGGTGCGGTGGCGGTGGCGGCGATGGTGGGTTGGGATGCGGACATGAGAACTCGCGTATAGGTAAATTTAATGTGCGTATTATAGCAAAAGGCCGTCTGAAACTTTGGGTTTTGGGGTTTCAGACGACCTTTTTAGCAGATTGGCAATGTGGGCGGACTACTTAAACGGTTCAGGTATTTTTAATTTCCAAATCATCCGGTAGTAAGTCGTGTACGGAACAGTTTAAAGCAGAAGACAGTTGATATAGTTTATCAACCGTTATGTTGACCTCCCCCCTTTCTATTCTACCCATATAGCTTCTGTCTATATCGGCAAGTAAGGCTAAGCTTTCTTGGTTGATATTGGACTGTTTGCGGATTTCTCGGATTTTTATACCTATCAAAACACTGATTTTACTCATGAGATTTGTCTTCACAAATCTCAAAATATCCAATTTTGACGCCTATTTATCCACGGATTATAATCCGTATTTTTGGAAAATACCTAATGTGGAGAATGTTAAATGGCAAGTTATATTGAAAGCTCTTTAGGGCGAGGTGAACGTATTGTTTATAAAGCGCAAGTATCGTGGTTTTCCCAATTCTGGAGGATTTTTTTCGGTATCCTGCTGTTGATGTGGGTAATCGGTATCGTATTTATAGTGTTCGCGGTATTGAATGTAATGACAACCGAGCTTGCTTTAACTAACAAAAGGGTTATCGCTAAGTTTGGCTTTATCCGCCGGCAAACAATTGAGATAAATATCAACCGTATCGAAAGTATTTCGGTAAATCAAGGTTTTTGGGGTAGGATTTTCAATTATGGCTCCGTAGTGGTCAGAGGGACGGGCGGTAGTCATGCTCCGATTCCTTATATCGCCCGACCAATGGAGTTCCGTCAACAATTCAATGATTTTATAGATAACGAAATTGGTGGGGGCTCGAAAAATCAAATTGAATTAAAACCGCCTGCCGTTTGAGGTGGGTGGAAACGGTGGTTTTTGTTTTATATAGCCCAATTACTTTATTTTCGATACGCAATACCTATTGCCGTCATTTCCGCGCAGGTGGGACTGACGAGGTTGGAAGCCTTGAAATATCGGAAGTTAGTTATGTTTGCTATAGCAAAATTGTAATTAAATATTTATTTCTATCGATCCGAATATGAAAAGGCCGTCTGAAACTTTGGGTTTCAGACGGCCTTTAAATTAAGATGATTAAACGGCGGCGACGGTAAAGCGTTCAAACAAATGCGCTTTGTTTTCCACATCGTCGGCGATGGCGACTGCCAAATCGGCCACGCTGATGCCTGCCGGAATTTCACCGTCCATCAGCAAATCGTCTTTGCCCAAGCGGTATTTGCTGGTTTTGTCTTCGCTGAAACCGCCGTCTGCGCCTAGCCGTGCCGGAGGGGAAACGAAAGACCAGTTCACGTCGTGGCGCGGCAGGAGTTCTGCCAAGAGATGGCGTGCGCCATTGGCGCCGTCGAAAATTTCTTTCGGGAAGTCGGGCGTATCGATAACTTGCAAACCGGGTGCCACATACAGGCTGCCTGCGCCGCCAATGACCAATAAATAAGGCACTTGCGCTGCTTTTGCCGCTTCGACGATGCTGTTTGCGCCGCGTGTGAAATCCGCGCCGATGTTGGGATTGGTCCAGCCCGGGTTGAACGCGCTGACTACGGCATCAAAACCGGCCAGTTTGTCGGCAAAATCTGCTGCGTTGACATCTGCGGAGACTGCGGCAACATTTTGAGCTTGGAAAACTTTGTCTGTGTTGCGGGCGAAAGCGGTCACTTCATGGCCGCGGCCTGCCAATTCTTGAACGACTGCGTTGCCGACATAACCTGTTGCACCGATAACTGCGATTTTCATGTTTGACTCCTTGTGGGGATTCGATTGATTAGATGAGTGCATTGTAAGGCCGTCTGAAACGCTTGATAATCCCTGATTTGCTGTTATGATTGTGAAGTTGAACTAAACAATTATTTCCAAATGCAAGACATCAAACCCCTGCTTGTTTTCGCTACCGTCCTTGAACACGGCAGCATGAACGCCGCTGCGGCCGCGCTGGGCATGACGCCGTCTGCCGTCAGCCAGCACATCAATCGCCTCGAAACCCTGCACGGCATTAAGCTGTTAAACCGCAGCACGCGCAGCCTTGCGCCTACCGATGCCGGCCGCGCCTTGGGAGAATACTGCCGCCGTCTCGCCGCCACGCTTGCCGATACGCGTACCGTTATCGACAATCTGAAGACAGAACCCGTCGGCGAATTGCGCATTTCCCTGACTTCCTGCGTCATCGGTTCCCGCGCTTTTCAGACGGCCTTTTCACGATTGCAAACCGAGTTTCCCAAAATCCGCCCCGTCCTTAATTTCAGCGATACTTTGGACGACCTGCAACACAATCAGACCGACATCGCCATACGCGGCGGCGACCGCGCTTTGGACGATCCCAATTTGGTCGCGCGCCATCTCGTGACTTGGCCGTACATCATTTGTGCCGCGCCGGATTATCTTGACCGGCATCCGCCCATTACCCATCCCTCTCAGCTTCATGCACACCGCTGGCTGCATTTTTTACCTGTCCGCACGACCTTGCAAAATGGTGAAGAAAGCTATTTCCTCGACATCGCCGACAGCATTGCCTGTACGCATCTTGCCGCCGTGTGCCATCTGACCGAAAGCGGTTTCGGTTTGTCTTTACAAGTGGGCGGAGAAGTGAGGGAGAAAATTGCACAAGGCCGTCTGAAAGCGGTTTTGCCTGAATGGACATTACCACCAGTCAGCCTTTATTTGGTCACGCCTTATCGTGTGCAGTCTGCCAAAGCCGAGGTTGCCGTGCGCATTTTTACCAAGAGTTTTGCCAAGGAAGGGGATTTATGAACGCGGAAAATTGGAGCGTTTACCTGATTTTGTGCGAAAACGGCGCGTTTTATTGCGGCATCAGCAACCGTCCGCAAGAGCGATTTGCGGCGCACTTGTCAGGAAAAGGCGCGAAATACACGCGTTTGAACAAGCCTGTCGAGATGCGCATCGTTTCAGACGGCCTGAACAAGAGTGAAGCGCTAAAACAGGAAATCGGCATTAAGAAATTGACGGCAGAGCAGAAGCGGGGATTGTGGACTGAAGCTGAAACCTTGGCAAAAGGCTAATGGCATTGGATTAAATTGTAGTCGGAATATGAAAAACTCTATAAACAAGTAAGCCTGCCGGTGTCTTTTGCATGGCCAAGCGGCAAATGTTTATTAACATGATTCAAAAAGGCCGTCTGAAACCTGATTGGGATTCAAACGGCCTGTTTGGATGGGGATGGCTTTTAGGTTGACGCTACTTATGGAGAAGTCGGTAAAAAGTTGAATTCTAAAAGAAACTTTGAAAATAAAATGAGTAACTGCTTGAACAATAAAATGAAAGTTATCGCATTTCATGACAAATGGGGTGAATTTCTATCCGAGTGGAGAGGTGGTGTCAATATGTTTTTCAGTTTTTGAGTGTAAGGTCGCGGCGGATTTGTCATAGTTTCGCGGAAATTTTGACACTTTTAAAAATATCGGCTGTGCCAAATAAATTGCAATTCAGAAATGAAAACAAAAGCGACGCTACCGTCGCTTTTTATTTTACCAATTACATACGACCAATTCTCCACTGGTTTTACCAGTTTTATTTCTTCCGACCGTATAAGCCAATTCAAGTTGAGTGATACGGAAATCTTTAAACAATTCCCTGATATCAGGGTGGTCATTAATAGATAGCATGACCTTACCCTTACTCTCTGCCATTACCTTGGCCAGTAATTCATACTGCTCCCAGCCAAATGATTGGTCATAGCCTGCGGTCTGCCAATATGGTGGGTCTGCGTAGAAGAAGGTGTGCTCACGGTCATATCGCTTGAAGCAACGATCCCACGATTCATTCTCTATATAAACACCTTTTAAACGGTCTTTAGCAGCCTTTAATTTAACCTCAATCTGAGATGCATCCCATGCTTTTGACGTGGTAGCTGTCCCGAAATGCTGCTGGACGGTTTTGCCGCCGAAGGCGTTGTGTTGAAGGTAGAAGAAACGAGCGGCACGTTGAATATCTGTCATGCATTCGGGCGGCGTGTTTTGCAGGCAGGAGAATGTCTCGCGGCTGGTCAGCGTCCACTCGAACTGACGGACGAACTCGTCGAAATGATGTTGTACCACACGATAGAGATTGATGAGCTGTCCGTTGATGTCGTTGAGTACCTCTACTTTAGCAGGCGTTGGGCGCATAAAGAACAATGCTGCGCCACCAGAAAACAACTCGACATAGCAAGAATGCTCGGGGAACATGGGCAAAAGATGTTTTGCCAAACGACGTTTGCCACCCATCCAGGGGATAATAGGTAATGTCTGTTGCATTTTTTGCATCATATATACTCCTAAATTATGGCATTCGCGATGCTCTAAATCAGATTTAATATGACGCTCAAAGGCATTCTTTTGATTTATTAATTAGCTGAAAGAATTGATGTTTTTACAACGAGCGCACTTTATTTGTACACAACCGCTGCCTTTTGCCAGCAATTTCCCACAAAACTTACAGCGTAATTCACGATAGATTTGCATTTGCATCCACTCCTGTATCAGATAGAATGCCTCGGTCTCTAGAGACTAAGGCGGCCTTAGAAGTCAATGCAGGCATACTCTGCTTGGCTGGCGTAACAGTGTTGCCGCACTGTTACGTCGCCGTCCCACTTATATTTAAAATCCTCCCAAAGGCCGCCTTATTCAGACGGCCTTTTATTTATATTTGCCTACAAATAGCGCAACTCTTTCGCTTTTGCGATGATACGTTCAGCGACTTTAGCCTCAACCGCCGGAAGCAGATGGGCACCGCCGTCTTGTGAGAGTGACAACGGCATTACGCCGTCCGTTTGCGCTTTTTTATCCGCCTCATTTGGCGTGAGGCCGCTATCCGTCCAAATCTGATCAGATAAAATATATTGCTCAATATCAAAGACATTATTGCCATATTTAGACTTGAGCCAATTATTAAATTGATCCTTGAGCTGATGTCGGTATGGGTGGTTTTCTTTAGCCCAACCCGGCTTATTATCAGCCCATACAGTCAGGACAATATAACGGGGAGACTCTTTAGGCTGAACTTGTTGAATACATTTTTCAACATAGCCTTTAATACGCTCCAAAACCGTCTGCCAGTTACCGACATTTGCGCCGTTAATGTCGTTTTTTGCGGTTGCCAACACGCAAATACCATCAACACCGCCGCTGTTTTTCAGGCGTACCGGATATTTTTTACCCGGAACAACGCTATGAGCCTGGCTATCGCGCGGAATAACTTTAATATTGGCGGTTTGGCCGGTCATGACCGCCTCAATGTCATCGCCAATAATAACGACGGTAGAGTGCATACTGAAAGGCGTAACGCCTTCGCCGTAAACCAACTCGCCATCAACCATTACGCCATTTGCTTTAGCCGGAATAGTATCAACTTTAAAAGTAACTTCCACCGGGCTGCCGTTCATCGACATCAAGGCATAAGCAGCCAGGCTGCCACCCTGTGCGTTGTTTACAACTGGCAGATTTTCAGCGGCGGCAACACTCACAGCCTGACCGCCGATACGCGCATTGGTGGAGTCGCCGAAGAAGTTGAGGCTACGTTTCAATGCAGAAGGAGGGGAAGGAGGAGCCACTGGTCGTTCCGCTTCTTTAGGCGGAACCACAGGGCCGGACGGCATAACGGTATGACGCTCATGCTCGACCGGTGCACCAATATATTGAATGCCGAATCGGTCGACTTGCTGCAAGGTATCAGCAATATTTTCAGGCTTGGCGCAATAACGCAGGTCAATAATACAGTTGTGCGGCTGAACAAGAGCGTATCCGTCCTGCTCATCGGTTAAAGCGACTAATTTATTGTCACGCAAAGAGAAATTGACCCAATCACCGGCACGCGTACCCTCAGACACTTTTACCTTCACACGCGTCAAGGTAGTGGCTTCAAATTTTAAAATGTCGCCAATACCGACACCCAACACTTCAGTTCGCATAAAACCTCCTCAAAATAATAATAATTATTTTAAGACGTTATACGAAAGCAACGCCTGGCTGTCCTGCACTTATCCTTATACACCCAACTCTAAAACAGTAGTATCGGGAGCCTGACCAAGGATACGGTTGCTCAAGACATCATAAAACACACGCTGATTTAAAGCGGCTTGCCCGCTTAAAACAAGATTGCCGCCGCTTTGCGTTTGCGCCGCCCATGAGCCGCCGCCCAAATCGCCCGTTATTTTGGCAATGCCGCGCTGTTCGCGCTTGAGCAGTGCCGTCAGGTTTTGATACAGATTGGTCATTTTGTTATCCTCAACAAAAAGATAAAAGGCCGTCTGAACATGGCTTTCAGACGGCCTTTAAAGCATCTTTAAACCAGCTTTAATCATTCGTCAAAATAGCGGTCTATCGTTACATTTTGAGTCACGACAGGCGCATCGTTTTCGATTTTGACTTCGACCGACATACCAACCACCACGCCTTGCCAGCTCCCCGTAGGCTCATTGATTTGCCAAATCTCGCCTAAATTCGCCATAGGAACGGCGTATTTATCCGATACCGGCAAAGACACCGTTTCGCGCTTATGAACGCCAGTCTCGCTTAAAGCGGCGATACCGGCGGCAAGCAAGACCGGCTGGTCGGTATAAAGCGTATTGGTCAGCGCGGAGGCACGCGGCTCGCGGTTGCTGCCGTTGCGGTACACATCCGCGCCTTTGCCCTTGTTATGGCTCGGCCAAACATAAACCCCATTGGCACGCTCCGATACATTGCGCTGGCCGCTGATGCTGAAAATCACGCTAACAGGGACACTGACATCGGCAGGCGCATTGGAAACCTCCCAAGAAGCCTTTTTCCATTTAGGCTTAAAGCGGACAACAGGTCGGGCGCGGTCGCTTTCCACAAATCCCCCGGCGGCTTGAGCCAGCTCTTGTAAAACAGCAATCGGCGTTTTATCGGTCAACGCATACACATCTCCCGGAATCAACCAATCAACCATCGTCCAGCCGTCCAAATCCACACCTGTCGGGCGTAAAACCTCCGTTGCGATTTGTTGCGCATAAATCGGATTGCGGTATGTACCACGGCCTTTAGGCGCATAGTCCGCGCCCAAACGGGCGGTAACACTGCGGCCGGTTACCGTATAGCTCTTTTGCCCGAAGCGGCGGTTGTCGCTGTAATCTTCGGCAATAATGACAAAAGTATCCGCATTGATTTGCACCTCGATTTCAGCCTCCCCGCCTTTCGGTCGGGCATCAGGATTAATCTTGGCAAAATCATCGGGCGAAACAGTCAAACTGCCTTGCCAGCAATAACCGGCAGTATCAGTCGTAAAGGAAGCAGAAAACAGCCCGATCGGCTGGCCGTCAACCGTAGCCTTAATAATATTTTGCATGATATATCCGTCTAAAACAGGAGTGCTTACCGTATCAAAGCAGGCAAACGGCAGCGGAATATGGCGCGCATCGTGCGCAATCTTTTTGCGGTAAAACCGCAGGTTCAGTCGGTTTGAAGGCGGGCGGATACCGCAAACATAAGTCTCAGGCACAGGCTCCGGCTCAACCGGAATCTCATAATACTCGCAAGGCACCGCTAAAGCAGGAAGGCTTTGCGGATGCGCACATCGTGCCAATACCGCCGCCTCGCGTACCTCCGATACCAAACAATCGCCAACCGGCGCGTCATCGGAAAACACACTCTCCGAACACGCCGCCAAAGCCTCGCCAAGACCTGCCGATGATCGGTCCGCATTACAGCCGCTTAAGAACAAATCATCGGGGAAAGCATCATGCAGACAGCCGTCCAGACCATCCATTCCGACCTGCACCGCCTGCATACACCCGGCAACCCCGTCAGACAAGCCGACAGTTTCACGCAGGCAGCTTTCCAACTCAGGCATATCCGAAAAGGCCGTCTGAAAACAAACCGCCTCCCCGACAGCCTCCGCCGTTATGCCCGACACTTGGGCAGCCATGTCGCCCAAATCATAACGACCGGCCGCGCACACTGCCTGCGTTGACACTGCCTGCTGCACAAAGCCACACGCCCCCGAAACAGTCGCATAACCATCCGGAGGGCGGTACGGATTAGGCTTAGGCGGCGTATCGGGAACAATCTCGCCGCCATCCTCAATATGGCGTAAAGGCCGTCTGAACGCCAACGGCAAAAGCCTGGACGACGGACGGGAGCCAATCGCCAAGCCGAAAGGCAAAGGGATACGCGCCGAATCATCATAAATTTTGTCTTCGGACATTTCAGACGGCCTCAACCGCCGCCGTCACGCTCGACATAAGGCTTAATAAAATCATAAGAAACAGGCTCGTATTGCTTTTTATAATCCGTCGCCACCATCAAATACTCCTCGTCTTCCTTGAGCCGGTCAAAGCGGTAGCTGCCGTCTTCTTTGCTCCAACAATCCGCAATACATTCCATTGTAGGGCGGGCAAACAGATAAATACGGCGCGAAGCCGGCTGGCCGCCCACCGTAACAATGCCCGTACCTTCGCCGGCGATATAGCCGTGGCCGCCGTATTTCCAATGCGGCGACTTGACAGCACGGCTTCGCCCAATCCGATTGACGATTTTGCTACGCAACTTGCCGCGCTTAACGGCAATACGGCTGCGGAAAACGTAATTCGGCATGGCTTACAGCTCCCAGGCCGTGAGGTTTACCAAAAAAGAGCCCCCGCCAATTGTATTGATATACATAAATCTGTCTTCGCTATCATCTAAATTGTCGTAAACCGTTCCCATCGGAATAACGTCAACCGAGGGCATGACTTCGCCAATTTTCATAAAACCGGGAAACAATCCGCGAAGCGCATATCTGTCATTACCGATTCTTTCCATTAGATAAATATCATCCGCTATGAAACCACCTGTAATAGGACTAGGATAGCTACCATAATCAGCATATGCTTTGCTGGTAAATTTTAGAACAGAAGCAATATCTCCTTTATAATCACGCATCGGTATCACAAAAATAACAACTTCACTGCCTGTGCCATAAACAAAATTCTCATCTACATCTGATACATATCCAAGCAGAGTATTGGCTTCATCAGCCACGGCGAGACTGCAGAAATTGCCAAAAATAAAAAACGAGCAATAATCCTTCCATAAAATAATTAAAGTAAATGCGCGCTCATTTCCGACTACAACCCATTGGATCTTATCCCGGTTATTGTCGTTTTTTTTGTAAATGAAATTGTGAAATCCACTGCTGTTGATAACCTTTTGTTTGACTTTCCCCGCCTTTGCCGATGTCGGCTCCAAAAGACCGCATAAATCAACGTATCTTGCACGGTCTCCATATTTTGAGTCATCCACCCCCAGCCACCACTTTGTCGCCTTCGGGTGCATACTGCGGAAGCAGGCTTCTTGCGTCTTTTCAAACGCCATTTCCCAGCCCAGCCCGTCCTTGCGTTTATTGCCCTCGCCATAACCAGTAACCAGGCAGGCTTTTAAAATCGTTTTAATGCTGCCTGCCGCCGATTCAACCTGCGGCGCACCCTCATCATCCCAGCGGTAAACCTTTACCGGCACACGTTGCGTATCAAACATTTCAGACGGCCTTTCTTTTTACTTCAATTTTAAAACCCCATTAAAACAAAAGCCCCTAAAATCGGGGCTTGGCATAGTTGCACTCACTTGCTTGTTTCTATTTTGTTTTATTAATTTCAGCGGAAATAAGTAATTTTCGCCTGACTGCCGCTTGCATCGACGGAGCAGCTAAATTGCGCACGCAACATAGCCCCGAAACTGTTTTGCGAATCGACATATCCGCTTATTTCAAACGTCCCATCGGCATTTTCACGTCGTTGCCACCCTCCGAAATCAGCCGAAGAAGGCGATTTTAAAATACCCGTTACCGCGCTTTCGCAAGCTGATTGCGCCTGATATACGCTCGGCTTAGATGACGTGCCGCCGTTTTTGAATGTAAACCAAAGCATCGGGATGGAAACCAGAATCCCGGTGCCAATCAATTTCAAGAAATCAGACCCTCCGCTTTTTTTATTTTTCTGTCTGAGCTTTTCTCTTTCTTTCGCTTTTTCGCTTTCTTCTTTGGCAAGATCGGGATTTTCGGCATGGAGGATTTTATCGTATTCCACTTTTGCCGCCGGATTCAGCAAATACTCGCGACACCATCTTATCTCATCCAATTCAAGCTCCTGTCGCTCCGCAGCACGCCTCAAAGCCCGTTTAATCTCTTCTTCCGTTGCAGATGACATAATCCCAAGAAGTTTGTAATAGTTTTCCATCTCATTCTCCATATTTATTTTAAATAATGTATTCTAAAACAAACGGCATAAAAAAGAAACAAACGGTATAAAGGCCGTCTGAAAGCACTATTCAGACGGCCTTATCTTTTATTCGGCCACTGTATTACCGCGCAAACATGCGGTAAAACCATCGCGGCCGTTTTGCTTGTCCGGCGAAGGCTGGACACTGCGCAAAATCCAAACGGGCAACGGCGTGCCGTAGGTGTTGAAACGAATGCAGTTTTGAGTAGCCCAGCCGCCGCCGAATGCCGCCGCCTTGAGCGTGAAATACGGCTTCCCGGTCGCAGGATTGGTCGGCGCAAGATCGGTCAAGGTATCGCTTTTTGCGACCAAGCCCAGCCGCTCGCCGTAAAGCTCAAATTGGGTTGCAGTAACGAATTTAATCAGCCAGCGCTCGGTAATCGCGCCATTACTGGCCAATTTAATCGGGTAGTCTTTGACATTGGTACGCGCCAAAATAGGCTCCCCGCGTTGCGCGTCACTCCACACATTGTCCCATGCCTGTTGCGAAAACGGCTCGGTAGCGCGCACCAGCAAATCGCCGCCGATCAGGGCGGAGGACACAAATGTATTCTCCTTCGGATAATTACGCCCAATCGCAAACTGGAGTTTCAGACGGCCTGAAATATCGACGCCGGTCACACGGTTTTCCTCTTCCCACGCGCAAACGGCAGTCAGCGGCAGGGTATATTGCGACAAGTCCAACGGCTCGGCAAAAGTAATACTGCCCGCTTTGAGGTCTGCCGTGTATTTCTCGGCGAGGACGTGCTTGCCCTTGCTGTCGACCAAGCAGAGGCGGTCGATATTTTGACGGTTGAGCGTGATTTTTTGAGCGGCGGTAAACGCGCTGCCCAAATCCTGCTTGAGGCGGTTGGAAATCACGATCATATCGCCCTTGCGGAATACGGGGACGCGGCCGTCGGCAGGTAGGCGTACGGCATCAATGCCGATAATCGACGAATCCAAAGGCAGGTTGTCTTGTGTCACGGCGTTGTAGCGTAAATCTTCGGGGTAGAAACCCTCATCGCGCTTGATTTCGTAGAAGCCTGTCTCGTAGTCGATTTTGCCTGTAATGCCGCCGGTGATTTCCCCGGCGGCGTTGCTTCTGCCGACAATTTCGCCATTGCCCGCGTAAACGGTAAAGCTTTCAGGCTTGACCGGCGCGGCAGGCGTGCGGCCTGCATAACCATAACCCTTGATCTGTGGCTGGCGTACGATACCGCCTGTAATTTTAAGATTCAGGAAGGCAATATTACGGTCATTGATAATGACTTTACCGTCAGTAGTCAACGTACCGACTGCATCGCCCGAACCTTGTACTGCATTCCAATTCTTATAAAGCGTACCGCCTCGTTCAACGATCTCTGTCTCGCCGTCATGAAACGACCAGGTATCAAAAACACAGATGCTTCCTTGATCAAAGTCGTCCAAAACATTAAATAACAAGCCGCCGTTCAAGCTGCCACGACGTTTTTTTATTGAGGCTGGATCACTATTGAGATAATCCGCATACCAACTGACTATTTTCCCATAACGGTTTATTTCTTTGGTCTCAAGCATTTTTAGGTACTTATGACTTGTATCTAAAATATTTTGTTCAACCATCGATCTTTCATGACCGATAACCTGTAACACCGCTTTAGGCACGATCATTGTCGACCCTACACCACTCACACCCTCGGCTATTCGACCGCCGATTGTGAACTCGCCATTTTTCGCAGGGTTGGCGGACAATACAATTTTAAAACCGCCTGAACCAGTTTTTATTCCCATTATTTATCCTATCTCAATGCTGCCGCTTCCCAAGAATACCTGTTTGAAACAGTTGTACTTGTATATTCTTCAAAGCTTCCCAAAGCCGTTAAAGAAACAGTGCGCCAATCCGGTACTGCCGTACCTAATGTGATATTCCACACCTCTCCTTTTTCCTCCGCGGTCAACCCACGCCCATCAGCAAGACCAACCTGAATGCGATCAGGCTCATCGCAAACATAATCAACTGAAGTGGAGTCAATATAAGCCGGCAATTTAATCGTACCGTTCAAATAATCCACGTTGCCAGTTGCATCGCCCGTTAATTTTCCTGCACCATCGTCTTGCGCTCTTTTCTTACCGTTATTTTGCCAAGTAAGTACCAGCGTTCCCGGCTTAATTGAATGCCCCAGCGAATAAGTGCACTTCCCGTTTGCCGCCTTGGGCAGATTATTTCCGCCCGTTTTTCCGCCATCAAAAGACGTAAAACCAGAGGAGTCTCCCCATTGGAACACTAAGCGGCTGCCAACATCCGGAAGAGACGGTAGATTAAGCAATACACTGCCTGTAGCAGACGACACCGTACCTACACTTTTACCGGCCTCATCCCGTAATACGCCGTCGCCTGTATCGGTCAAAACATACCAAACGCCCAAAGCCATAAAAGACACTTTTAAACTACCCAAAGCAGGATTAGGTCTAAGCAGAGGGGCAAATGATGTACCGTGATTGGTTTCTTTAATTTCTACGGCAAGAGCATATCGGGCGGATGATGATTTAGCACCCGGAACCGCAGTTACCGTGTAATAACCTGACGGCAAACCACTCAAACGCCCATTGGCGTAATCAGCATTGACAACATTGTCGCCGCTTTTAAGTTGACCTAAGCCATTGTCTGTGTAGTTCCCAACTTTAAGACTGCCTGGCAAAATAGAACAAGGCAAAGTCAACGTCCCATTGCTGACATGCCCCGCAAAAAGCTGTTTTTCCGGCGCGGCAGCGACCCATGCTTCGCCGGGAACCGGGTATTCATCCGCATAAGGTGTCTCGACTGTCGAGGTCGGTACAAGCTTTTCGTAAATGCTAGACACCGTCAGCGTGGCATCTCCTGCCGAAAGGCCGTCTGACACAGGTTTGACACCATAATAAGCCGCAGAATCTGCAACTTGGGTTTCCAAAATCTTAACTTTAGGCGCGGCATAACCTTTGACCGGATAATCGACACCGTCAAAATCCCGGGTCAAAGGATTGCTGATTTCCATTTTGACTACACGGCGCGGCACTTCCTCGACCTCGCCGTTTGATTTTGGAATCTCAAAAATGCGCACTTCGTCCTCGATGTTGATAATGCGGAAATACTCCGTGATACGGCGCGTCATATTTTCAGTTTTATCCTCGTATTGCAGACAATAACGCTCGCCGACCTTCGGCAAAGGAGCCTCTACGCGCTGATACGCCTGCACAAGGCGCACGCCTGCCAAATGGCGACCCAATAACGTCATGCGGCTCTCCACCGTCGGCACAGAATACGCCTCAATGCGCGGCATAATATCCGCGCGGCTCTCGCCGTAGTTGCGCGCCTTAAACGCCAAGAAAGACACGTTTTCAGAGGTCGGCGGCTCGGTAATGACGAAATGACCGCCGTAAAGCGGCTCGGAGTCGTTACGCAAAACGGCAGGGTACAGCAGACGCGCGTCCAAGCTGCCCATCGTACGGTCAACGTCCGAGACGGGCGGAAAAATCTCGTTATCCTCTCCGGTCAGCGGCTGGCCGACCATCAAACCGCCGCCGTCAGGCGTATCGGTCATGCGCTGGCTGGGGTAAATCTGCAAATCCTGCTGCGTCAGGCGCGTTGTTTTTTCCATGTTTTTGAAACCTTTTTAAATCCTGTTTAAACCTGTTTTCAGGCGACCTTAAAACGTCATCAGGCAGAGCTGGGCGGTGTATCGCTCGCTATCCGTTTCCGGCGTTGAGTAATGCACCGGCTCGACATTGTTCAAAGCCGCGTTGTGCGTACGCCAAATAACATTAAATTCGCGGCCGTCGTAGTGCGTCAGCGTCATCTCCAATTCGGGGACGTCCGTCCAGTCGCGCAACGTACGCAAGATACTTAAATCAAGCCATACCCAATCGCCAGACAGCGTAATCGGGCGACCGTTTGCCTTGATGCCTTGTTGGATGACCAATCCGCCCGACAAGGTGCGCTGCGGTGCGGCCTGCGCCACCTTGTTCCATTCAAATTCATCGTCCCAGCGCATATCCTGCGGCAGATGTACAGCCACGCCGGTATCTTTCCGTTTCAGCGTCCATTCTTGATTTGCCATTTCAGACGGCCTTTGCGTATTTTTCTCAAAACCCTATTAAAACAAAAGCCCCGAAAATCGGGGCTTGGCATGGTTGCATTCAGATGGGTGCAAGCCCTCTGAAACTATGTTGCGCGTTTCAAGGATGCGTGCAAACTGTCCATAAAACCGTTAACAGCTTTCTCGGCAACCGCCTGGTCGCGTTGCGCCAAAATTTGGTTAAGCTTTTCCGGGTCGATATTAACCTGCGTATTGCCGATTTGTTGCAACCGTTGGGCGGCATTGCTGCTGCCCTGCGAACCTTGGTTGCGGACTCGCTCTTGCGCGGCAGATTCGGCGCGTTTGTTGCGTTGGCGGTCGTAGATTTGCTGCGTCAACTCAATTTGACGCTGATATTCGCGTGCAACGTCGGTTTGTTTGAGGCGGTTGGCGTTATCGAGTTTTTGCTTCAGCTCGCGGATTTTTCTTTCTTGCTGTAAAGAATAAACCGCCTCCGTATTGCCATTAAGCTCGGCAAGCTCGGCCTCAAGCGCGCGGGTTGCATCATGCGCTTCTTGGCGCAGGGCATTCAGCCGGCGTTGGGCATCGGATATCGCGTTGCGGAATTTGGTCAGCTCAGTGTTCCCCAACTTGTCGGCAGCACGAGAGGCCGCGCTGGCCGCATCGTTCAAGATATCTTGAGTAAGCGCACCTTTGGCGGATGCTTCGTTCAGCCGTTGCATGGCGGCGTTTGCACCATACAGCTGCTGCGTATAGTCCTTCATTTGTGCGGCTCGGAAAGTGGCCTCCATGCCCAGCTTAATGCCGGAGAACTTCCGATTCATCAAATCCAGCTGCTCATTATTGAGCTTGTAAAATCCTGCCGTTTGCGTCAGGCGGTAGCCATAATCACTAAACGATTTAGAAGCATTTGCCGCCGCTTTGGCTGCATTGTCTGCCTCCGCTGCCGCTTCTTTGTTGGCTGTCGCCACTTTTCTGACCGATTGGGCATGGTTTTCCGCCGCTTGCGAGCCTTTGTCATGCGCGGCTTTCGCGGCTTCGCCTGTTTTAGCGGCAGTATCGTTCAGCCCTTGATAGGCGGCTTTGGCCTTTTCCGCACCGCCCGAAGCCGCGTCGCCCAACCGGGCAAGCTGCTCCTGCGTCAACAGTGCCGCGTCGCCGCTGGCTTTGAGCTGGTGTTGAAACTCGGTAAATTCCTCCTTGCTTTTAAGTTTGCCCATCATGGCCTCAAAGGCTGCCTGTATCAGCTTGGCATCTTTTTGACCGGCCGCCGCCGCTTCTGTCGAGGCCGTCTGAAAATCAGCAAATGCCTGCCGCGCATCACTGCTGATTCCCGTCATCACGGCCTTGCTGTCCACGCCGAGTTTGGCGAAGGCGTCGGCAACCTTGTCAGTCGACTCCCTTGCAGTATCTCCGATTTTCTTAATTTCTTCGGCCGTCAGCCCGGATTGCTTGCCTACCTTTTCCAATTCGGCCAAAAGAGCATCGGTTGATTCTTTGCTGTCCATCTGCTTGAGCGCGGCTTGAAACACCCGGCCCATCTGCTCGGCATCATTACCAAACTGAGAGGCAACACGCGAAAAATTGGCAATACCTTCCGCCGCCTTTTTGCTCATGCCGGTGGTTACCTCTTCCGCCGTCAAACCCAAAGCCTCAAGGGCTTTTTGTGCTGCGGCAAGCTCGCCTGTATCTGCGCTGATTTTGACGTTTTTCTTGTCAAGTTCGGCTTTCAGTTCGGCGGTTTTGGTACGCACGTTTTCCAGCTTGATTGCCAGTTCGCTGTAAAAGTCGCTGGTTTCACGACCGTCGGCACGCAAGGCGGCCATACTGTGTTCCAACGCTGACAACTCTGTTGCAGACGCACGATATTCGGCTTGCAGGGCTTTGACGGCGGCTGCCTCTTCTTCGGCAGCTTTTTTCTTGGCGGCGGCGGCTTTTTCGGCAGCTTCCTGGGCTTTTTTATCCGCTATCTCCAACTCACGCTTAATTTGGGCTTCGGTTTTAAAAAACTCGTAATACTTGTCGAGACCGCCGGTGGTAAACAGGCTGTCCAAAATAGCAGGAATACGGGCGAGGTTATCGCCGAAAATTTTTGCTAAATCCGTGTTTTCGCGCAGCCAGCCGCCCACACCACGGCCGACCTCAAAAGCCGCAAAAAGTAATCCGGCATTGGATGCCGCCGTCTTGAGATTTTGAGCCAACGCTCCCGCAGCCGCCGCGCCATTACCGAAACCGTTACCGGCAGCAGCGGATTTGAGTGCGATGCCCAGCTCTCGTGCAGCGACAGTGGTCGACAGGATGGATGCTTTGGTTGCTTCAATTCCGACACGCTGGGTCGCAAACGATGCCGATACCGCACCACCAGTCAGGCGGACAGCCGCCTCATAAGCCTTGACGGCAATTGCGCCTGCTGCAAACAGCGTGGCAAGTTGCGTCAAAACCGGAAACTCTTCGGTAATCGCTCCGATTGCGCTTGCCACACTGCCGGCCGAACTCGCCAATAGAGACACCAAAGGCAGCAGCTTTTCGCCGACCTCGATGGCAACGTTGATGATTTCCTGCTTGGCTTTGTTGATTTGTGCCTCGCTGGTGGACATGGCGTTTGCCACCTCTTTTTGCATCGCGCCAACGACTTGCCCCTTGTCAGCGACCAAACCCAAAGCCTTTTCGTATTCGCCCAGCGAGCCGACCAAGAGGGCAATGTCGTCGCTGTATTCCGTGCCGAAGAGTTGCGAGAGCATTAGGGCGCGGCTTTGTTTGTCCAAGCCTTCGAGTTTATGCAGGAACTCGGTCAAGGCCTGCTGCGGATTCGCGGCGATATTGGCCGCCATCTCGTCGGCAGACGTACCGATGCCTTCCAAGGCCGCCTGAAAGTCTTTGCCCTGGCTTTGAGCGGTTTGCAGTTTTTGCAGCATGGCATTGATGGCGGTCGCAGCCACTTCGGGCGGTTTGCCCAATGCGATAAATGCGTCGGCAAGCGCGGCGGCTTCGTCGGCAACCAAGCCGAACTGTTTCGCCGTACCGCCGATACGCGCCATTGCGGCGACAATGTCTTTTTCTCGTGCGGCGGTATTGTTGCCCAAAACGTTGATGGCATCGCCGAGCTTTTCCACTTCGCCGATTGGGAGCTGGAACACGTTGGCAATCGTCGCGGCGGCATTGCCTGCCTCTTCTGCGCTCATCCCAAAGGCAACCGACATCTTGGACGCAATAGCGGTAAATTCCGACAACTTCTCAATTGGGATGCCGAGCTGTCCGCCAGCAGCGGCAAGATCCGCCATTTCAGCGGCGGAAATGCCCAATTCCGCGCCCATTTTCTTCAGCTCGTCTGAAAGTTGAGCGTACTGCTCGTCCGTACCGTCAGCGACTTTTTTCACACCCGCCATAGCGGTTTCAAACTTCATCGCCTCGCGGGTGGCAAACGCCAAGCCGCCCGCACCACCGACCAAGCCCTGAATCTCCGAAGCAACCTCGGCAATAGACGGCTTCACGCCTTTCAGGCTGGCTTCAAGTTCGCGCACCTTGCCTTCCTGCAACTGCGCCGCCCGGGCTAATTCTTCATGCGAGAGTGTGCCGCTGTTTTTAAGCAATTCGTAGGCGTCTTTGGTCTTTTGGATTTCCTGCCGTGCCTTGTCGTCGGTATCGATGCCGAGCTGGATTTTGGCATCGGCGATCGCCTTTAGGGTTTGTGCTTCGGCGGTCAGGCGGTCGAGCTGCGCCGTTGCGACGGCGGATTCGGACGACAGGCGCGCCTCTTCGGCGGCAAGATTTTTGACGGACACGCCCGACACCGACATCGCGTCGCGGGCGGCATACAGCTTGCCCGTCAGCTCGGTTTCGCTTTTCGCCAGACGCTCGGATTCGGCGCGAAGTTTCGCCAAATCGGCCTGCTGTTGCTGCGTACCGCCGCCGCGCATGGATTTCTCCAACGTCGCGGTCAGATCGTCCAGTGCACGCATTTCTTTAGCGGTATTGTCCAACTCCGCCGACAACGCCTTATATTCTGCAATTGCCGCCTGTTGCGCTTGAGCCTTCGCCAGCGTTGCGCCCAGCTCTTTCGCTTCGGTGGTCAGCTTGCCCGTATCGATGCCCGCCGCCTCGATGGACTGCGCCAGCGCGTCGATGTTTTCAACGCCGGACACGCCCGCCTTAATCTCTAAACCTGCCTGAATATTCGCCATGATTTAATCCTGTTTTAAAACCCGTTTAAAAAAGGCCGTCTGAAACCTGCCGCCGCTGCGCCTACACGCAGAAGCCAGTTTCAGACGGCCTTTGTTTATTACCGAATCTTTAGTTGTTGTACGACGTGAAGGAATAGGTCGAAGTCTCGCCCGAAGCCAACACTGCCGTGCCTTTAAATTCGGCTTCGTTGAAGTCGTCGCCGAACCAGTCGATACTGCCGTCCGCCGCCAGTACGGCATGGGGGATATGCAGGATGCCGGTCTCGCCGGTAACGCGGTTGCGGCCGTCGACGTAGATTTCCAAGTCCAATTTAGACAAGGTAGCGGCAGAGACTTTGTAGCCGCCGGAATCACGGGTTTTGTATTCGACGGTGATGTCTTCGCCGTCGTTGACGGTATCTGCAGCCGGCAGGATGGTAATCATGCCCAAGGTGGCATTAATATCCAAATGCTTGGCATCAACATTGGCGTTTGACTTGTTTTTGACTTTGACGGTAGCCGGATCGATATTGCCGTTTGCCAGTTTGTACGCCATGCCTTTTTTGCCGATGGTCACGGTCTCGCCGGTAACGGTCTGCGTCGTAGCCGCGATGACGGCGGCTTCGCCCATCAGGGCAAGCGCGAGGTTGTCTTTGTCGAAAGTGTCGAGCTTCAGACCGATTTCGGTAGGCTTGACGGTTTTCAAGCTGTCCAATGCGCTGCCGTAAGTGCCTTTTTGCTTGGACACGCGCTCTTTGGTTTCCACGCTGGTTTGCGTGGTCAGGGCGGTGGTATTGCCGATGTCGATAAAGCCCGAGCCTTTTTGGTTGAGGTTGCGTACCTTGACGTCGCCCTCAAAGATTAAGCCGTGGTCGTTTTGTTTTGCCATGTGGCAGCTCCTTTAGTTTGCCGCCTGCACGGTGTCGCAGGCGAATGAAATAGGGTAAAAAGCAAAGCCGTCGTTGTATTCGATGGATGGCGAGGCGATGCGGCGGAAAGGGGTAACGGCATATTCGTCGCCCGCATCCCAGCCTGAAAACGCCCGTTGGATTGCCGTCAGGGTCTCGCCGACCTCGTACAGCGTGGATTTGCCGTTGGCGGTATAGCTTCGTGCGAGGACGAAGGTAAAGTGCAGCGTCGATTTGAGGTATTTGCCGTTTTTCGCTTCGTCGGCAAAGGTCGAGCCGCCGTAAACGACATAGACCGCGCCGTCCAGCGGGGCGGCTTTGCGTTTCGCCACGCCTTGGGCGAGCAGCTCGGCAAGTTCGCCGATCTCCTTGACCGCCTTAATGCCTTTGACGGTTTTCAGACGGCCTAAGATTTCGGGATAGACCGCCAATAAGTTTTCATGCTGTTTCAAAGCCATATCAGACAATCAATCCTTCCAGCCAATCGGACATTAAATCGTCAATGTCCTGATAATCTTGCGAAGACAAGCCCAAAAACGGACGCGCCGGCATGGTTTTCGTGCCTTCCTGCACATAAACCGAGTAGCCCATTACCGAGCCGGTAATCACGCTTTTTGCCGATGCCTCGTGCGTAATGCTTGCCAAGAGGTTGCCGTGGTCCACCAAAATCCCGCCGCGTCCATTTTTGGCTTGTGCCGTAGCGGGGCTGACATCCTGCCAGCGTTTGCCGTCAGGCGCGGTTTTGGTTTCGGCGATACGGCGGCGGGGCGAAGATTCAAGGATGCCGCCGATAGCGCGCAAAGGCTCTTCAAGGCTGCCGTTCAACCTGCCCGACAGGCGGTTCAGGCTTTGGGCGATACGCGACAAGTCGTGTGATACCGTAATCCGCATTGCCTACTCCTTCAGCCATTCCCGTAAATCGGGCTCGGCATTGACATAAACAGCACACGTTGACGGTCTGCGGTCATCCGATACGCGGCTTTCGTCCAGCATATTCGGATTTTTGACGACCATCTTCAGCCAAGCGATTGCCGACTGATAACGCTCTTCGACAATACCTGTTACCGCATCGTCGTAGAGGTAGTAGCGGGCGATGTCGCAGACTTTGATTTTCAAAACCTGCGGCGCGGTGTCGTTGGTAAAAAACAGTTTCGCCGCCCGAAGGTAGCTTGCCGCTTCTTCTTCCGCGTCGGCGATTGCCGCCGCCATTACCACTTCGTCTATGGTTTCGTAGTTCTCATGATTCGACCGCTCCGCCATTTCCTGCTCGCCGAAGCGGGTAATCATGTCTTGGATGGTAATCATGCCGTCCTCCGTTTTCAGACGGCCTTTAAAACTGCCTTAAAGGCCGTCTGAAATCCGTTTAAGACATAGTCAGCGTTGCCAACAACTCGGGGCGCAGCGCAATCGGCAATGGATTGGATTGCATATGCAGGCTCCAGCCTTTGTCATGCTGCAACTTCTCGCGGCTGGCGTAATACGGCAGGGCGCGGGTGTTGACGGTCGCGTTCATGTCGGCAGGCGCGAAATACTCTTTGTAGAGATTGCGGCCAACCGGCAGCAGAATGGCTTTGTCCGCACCGATGTCGGCGTCGCTGCCGAAATGGTTGGCATACTCGATAAAGCGGATGCCTTTGTGGACGAACTCGGTCGGATTGAGCGTATCGCCTTCGCGGTAGGCGCGTGCTTCGTCAAAGCGTTTGTACACTTCGAAGATGGACTTATGCTCTTTGAGCGCACTCAAAAACTCCATGCCGCAATAGACAACCCAGCCGCGCACTTGCGCACCGTTGAATTTTTGGCGTTGTTCTGACAAGAGCTTGTCCAATACCGCGCCGACTTTGGTCGTGTCTTTCGACAATTCGATGTCTTGTGTTTTGCGCTGCACTTTGAAATCGGTATTGATGTCCAAAATCACGCTGCCGTCCGCATCCAAAATCTTGCCTTGCAACGCGCCGAGCATCAGGTGCTCACGGGTGTATTCAAGGTCGGATTTGCCGCCGGCCAGCTTTTCGTTGACCTTGCCCATGACGGTCGCGGCTTGGGTCGTGCCGAAAGCACGCAGGTTTTGTACGTCATCGGCACGGATGACGTCATGAATCGGCAGGTGTGGGATTTTGACGGTACGCACGGTGCGTTTCGGACTTTCAACCGCCTGGCCGGCCGTACCGCGCTCTTTGCTGGCTACTAAGTGGACTTTGCCGTCTTGGAACTCAATGTCGGCATAAGTGGTGGTCAGATATTCGGGTTCGAAAATACCCAGCTCGCGGATTTGGCTTGCGCCCGGGTCGATTTTGTTGACGGCGGTGGTCAAAGCCTGCGCGCCGAATTTGCTGTTATCAGATAAAGGCATATTTTTCCCTTGTGGTTACAGACTGTCGCCAGTCGAATTGACAGTACGGTTAACAAAATAAACGATGCCGTATGGATCGCCGTCTTTATTCAGCTGCTCAATCACATTACTTGACGATTTTGATGCGCCGGCGCGAATTACACTGTCTGAGCATTGATCCAGATTAATGATGCAATTGTGCGGCTGTACGATGACTTTACCGTCGACTTCATCTGTTAACGCCAGCAGTTTGAACCCGTTGCGGAAAGGCCAATTAACAAATGTACCGGCTTTTGTGCCTTGCGGAGCATCAATCGCCACACGCGTCAACGGAGTCGCTTCGTATTTCAAAAAGTCGGAAATAGCAGGGCCGAGGATTTCAGTTTTGACTTTAGACATAAGAGCCTCCCAATAAGCCTTTGTGGCTGGCTACGGAGAACTTGCCCTCCGCCTCGCCGGTGTGTTCGGATTCGCCTTTGCCTGCGCCTTCGCTAAACAGCGCGGGCGGTACGGCAGACGAGGCTGCTTTCGGCGTCAAATCGGCAATCATGGCTTCCGCCGCTTCGATGTCGGCAGACAAAAGTACGGTCATGGTTGCGTCGGACAAGCCTTCAAACTTGCCGTCTTCGCCTTCCTTAAAGCCGGCGGCGGACAATTTCGCCTTGACTTGGTTTTTCTTGGCAGCCGCTTCGGCTTCTTTCAGCTTTTTCTCGGCTTCGGCTTTTTCAGCCTTGAGCGTATCGACTTCCGCTTTCAGGTTGTCAAACGCTTGCTTTTCTTCGGGTGTCATAGATAACTCCAAAGGTTGTTTAAAAATATCCGGCAATGGACTGCCGTCCGACAACACCACCGCCTCCGTCTCGCCATCTACACCGACGGCGGTAAACGACACCTCGCGTATCGCACAACGGCGCAGGATGACAGCCGGCCCGGTTACCTCGTTGCCGTTGACGGACAATACTGCGCCCGCCGCCAGCTCCTCATAGGATTCCGCCTGCGCGTAAACCGACATTTCCCAAGGGAAACCTTGGTCGGCTGCTTCGGCGATCTGCGTGCCAAACTCGTTGGACAACAGACTACCTTCCGCAATCAGGCCGTCCGCCGTTACCGACAGGCTGCACACGCCCGCCATCTTGACGGGGGAATGCTCCAACAGGACGGGGACGGACGCTTTGTGCGACAGCTGGGCTAAATCGACGACTGTCTGATAACTGCCGTAGCCGAAGGGCTTGCCCGAATTGGCAACGCCTTTAAAAGTACGCACCTTGTCGGCACCGGTCGCTAGGGCAACCGGCAGCGCGGCGGACAATTTGATTTTGAGGGGGGTGTTGTTCGTATCCATTGCTCCATTTTGCCTTGCCAAGTTCAAAAAGACGGACGGCAGGATTTCACTTCCCAATCCAAATGCAAAAGCCGCCTAAAACCCGAATATCAGGTTTCAGACGGCCTTTGAAAATCCTCATGCGTAAAATATGAAAATACCCACTTTAAAACCGCTTTAGAATCGCGTTAGATTGATTTTCGAGATTCTGACGGGGGTTTGCCTATCTTCGGCATCTGACCCGCCTAAAATCGCAAATTTGGGGCATATCCAAAAATGCAGACGGCGGCGGTTCAAAAAAACGTTTTCAGGGGCATTTTAGGGCTGCGTCAGATTGCATTTAAACTCTCGGATATATCTTTGCCTATCCTGACCGATAAAACGCGCTAAAACACGAAATTTGAGCGGTTATAAAAAAGGCCGTCTGAATCGGTTTCAGACGGCCTTTGGGTTATACAGGTTTAAATCTCGGATCGGCTTCCAGGGCGGCTTTTAAAGCCACTTTAAACGGCTTCACGGATTCCAGCCGGTCGGCACCCTGCATAATGAGATGATAAATAGCACGATAATATTTTTCCGGCGCGGCATGGATAGAAAAAACTTCCCAATTACTGTATTCAAATTCTTCCGCATATTCCGGCGCAATTTCATACATGGCAGGGGTCATATAAGCGAACAAATCCGCACACGCTCCTTTGTTCATCTCCACTTCGGCCCAATGGTATGCATCATCATCCTGTTTGATTGCACGGATTGTCATTCCGCTAGGCGTACTCATTTTGATTCCTTCACTAAAATTCTGATTTTATTCCTCTGTACTTCGGGTAATGATAGCACATACTGAAGCACCCGATGCCGATTTGTCAGATTTAACGCCGAAAAATCAAGCGGTACAATATCAGCTTTCTGTAAATGTTCTTGGATGGTTTTCATCTGTCCGCTCCAGATTTCGTCCGTTTTCTGAAAATAATGATTCATCTTTTCAAGCTTAAACGGCTCTGTAACATACATGAAATCCAAACGCAGCCACTTTTCTTTCGGCAGATTCGGATCGGAAATCAAATAATCTGCAGGTTTCCTGCCATCCGTTTCACCCAAATCAAACACCTCCAGCCTGTCTCCGGTTGCCTGCTGCCAAGCTGCCGCGGCTTCGGCTTCATAAACAGAAATATTGTTGCCACCTGATGCTTTTGCCGCCAACCGTTTTACTTCCTTCTTCGATACCTTATCCGACAAAGCCAACACCGCCACTTTATCAGACGGCACGCTATACCGCTTGTCCAACCACGCCTCACGCTCGGCAATCATGGCGGCCAGTGCCTCTTCGCCGTTTTTCTCACCAAACAGTGCGTCCATCGCGCCCAATCGGTCGCCGTGGTTGTGCGCGAAGCTCGGGGTGATGTCGTCGGGTATCAATACCGTTTTGCCTGTGCGCGGATTGGTAAACTCGACCATATCCACATCAGGCTCGCCGCTGATGCCCTCGCGCTCCGCCTGCCGACGGGTCAGGGCGGACACCGAACATTTACAACCGTAGCCGTTGGGTGGGAAGATGACTTTCCAAATGTCGTGATCGACCGGCAGGACTAGGCCGTAGTAGCGTTTATGGCTGTCGCGCGGATGCCCGGCGGCGGAATGGTTGTAGCGCAAATACGGCAAGGCTTTTTTGTTTGCCTGTATCCGCTGCCACTGCCCCGCCGCAAAGGCGGTTTGCATATTGGTGTTGAAGATGGTTTTCAGACGGCGCGTACTGCCGAGCTGTACCAATTTCGGTTCGCCATCCAGCGGGTCGGTCATCACTTGCTCGCCCCACCAGCCTTTAGCCATCAAATACGGTTTTAAACGCTTTTTAAAATCGGCAAACGCCGTGCCGTTTTGTTGCGCGGATTCAATGGCGTCTTTGACTTCGGCAAGCATATCCGCGTCCATCATCTTGGCGACGGTAAAGGCAAGGCTGTGTTGATACAGCCAAACATCGTAATGACTGAATCCGGGCAGGATTTTCTTAGCCTTGAAATGCTCGAAAGCAGCTTTATCGACTAAGCCGGCGAAGTTGTATTCAATCCCGTCCATCGCCCGCTCCGTCGGCCCAAGCCGAAAGGCCGTCTGAAACCAAACGCTGGATCAAGAGATTATCGCCCTGGCTCAAATCAAGTTTGGACAGCTTCACCTCAAATTCGGCGTAGTCTTTGCAGCTTTCCAGTAAACCCAACACCGCCTCCATCTTCGGTCGGGCGATTGCCTGCTCCGCCGTATCAGGCGCATTGCGGGCAAGGCCGTCAGACAGGCGCAGGCTGAATTTGGCGGACGCAGGGTTTTCAGACAACGCTTTCGGGTCGCGCAGCTCGAAATGTTCCGGCTCAAAGCCCAAGATGTCGCGGTAGTAGGTTTCGGTCAACACGAGCTGCCCCGTATCCATATACATCTTGTCGCGTTCGGCTCGGGTTTTATCGACCTTGATTTCGTCTTCAAACTCAAACCATACGCCTTTGGGCGCATTAATCGGCTTGCCGTAGGCGTTGTTGACCATCACAAGCGCGTCGATAAAGTGCTGTGCAGCGCGGGAGAGCAGAGCGAGATACGCGCCGATGCGCTCGTCGCGGTTGTTTTCTTCGGTTTCCTGACTGGCGCGGCTGGCGGTCTCAAGGTCGCTGGTTTTGACCTTGCCCAACAGCGTTTTTTGGATACGCGCATTGGCAAGGTTTTCCAGTCGGCGGAATGCCTGACCATCCGCGCTGTTTTGCAGCATCATCACATCGTCTTCGCGTTCGATACTCAACGCGCCGCCGGAAACAAAGCGGTAAAATCGGCTCATGAAGCTGTCGTGGTCGTCGTTGCTGTTGGCTTGGATTTTGGCAATCAGATACGGCTGGGCGTAGCGCGTAATAAATTGTGCCGCATAGACAAAGCCTTTTTTACGCAATGCAACCGGCGCATACAGCCGCGCCGCCGCCATTTCGCCCGCAGGGTTGGTTGAAGTGGCGCGGTGGGTAATAAAGAGATACAGCACGTCCGTATTGCAGGCCTCCTCGCCACCGCTGCCGCGATACACCAGCGAGCCGTCGCGGTAGGGAACGTATTTCGCCAATTCGCCGCTTTTGTTGCTGATATGCTTAATCGTCAAAAAGCCGTCGGGTTCGGGCTGATAAACGTACCGACCGACACCATAGCCGCCCAAACGCGCCGTCAACACGATTTCGGCAAGTGCGGGCAGATGGCGTTTCAGCGTTTTCCACAAGCGGTCTTTGTCATCGTCATTCAAGTCCTCGCCATAAATGCGCCACGCCTTGTTCTGCATGGCGGAATGCAAATCCTCCAAACAGGCAGCCACCTCGTCATCGCTTACCACCGCGTCCAATGCCTGCTGCCTGTCCACGCCGAGACGCGAAAGCAGCGCGTCCGTGCCCTCCATATTGGAAAACAGGCTTTCCAACGCATCTTCAGTCGCGCTCGTCAATGTCTTGATGGCTGTTTTCCGCGTTGCGCTTTTAATCAATCCGAACATATTTTTAAATCTCCAACATCGGTGCAGGCAAATCAATCGCCCGCGCCCTGTTTGACACATTGCCCGTCGTCGCCGCCATCCACAGCATATGCAACGCATCGGGGCCGTCGTCGTGGTCGGCTTTCGGGAAATGGCGCAACTGGCTAATCAGCGTCTTTTGGTCGGGACTGAGCAAAATCAGCCCGTTTGCCATGTGCGGTTGCAAGGTCTCAATCCGCAACATCTTGTCCGAAGACGGCTTGATACCGCGCACCGGAATATGCACACCCGACCGCGCCCCGCGCTTAATCAGCTCGTCCTTGAGAAACTCTTGGAATTGCACCGTCTCAACCACCCACAATACCGGCTTGACCCGCGCCTCTTTTTGAATGCGGATCACGTCCTCAATAATCAAATCGGGCAGGCGTTTTTTGACTTGGGCAACAGTTACAAACAAACGGCCTGTTGATTTCTGATAACCACCGACCAAAATCGCCGACGGGTCACGCCCCGCGCCCGCCTTACCCAATGACGGGTCGAGCGCGCCGTAATACACCAAATCGTCGGGCAGTTCAGACCAGTATTTGATGTTTTCGGCAAACGGCGCATCTTCGCCGCTGACCGGGTCGTTTTGATACTCGCTGTCAAATGTCGCATGACCGTCACGGGCGCGGATTTTCATCAGCGCGAGTACGCCGCGAGCCGCCCAGCTTGTTTGCGCGCCGCGTTCCATCTCGTCTTTGTGCGCCTGATAAAACGCTTCGGCTACCGCCGCGCCGTCATTGCGATAAAGCTCCTCCCATCTGTCCCACAAATCCATGCGGTCAGGCCAGCGTTTCATCGCCTTGAATTTGCGCGTACTCCAAAACGGGTTATTTAACGTGCGGCTCAACACGCTGTCGTAATGCAAAATCGTGCCGATATAAATCACGTCAAACTTGGTACCGACCGCGCCCAACGGCAAGACGGTTTGTTTAAGCCACATTTCCAGCTTGTCGCGCTGGTCGGGGTTACGCACCATCTCGTCGTTTTCGATATCGTCAAGGATGGCAAGGTCGGGGCGGAATGCACCATGCACCATGCCGCGCATTTTCTTACCCGAGCCGAAGACTTGGATTTTGACGTTGGATGCGGTAACAATCGTCCCCGCCTGCCAAACCCGACCTTGTCCGCACATCTCAGGAAAGTCGGTTTTTAAACGCGGGTTAAATTCAAGTTCCGCCTTGATGGCTTCCAGCATCGGATAGGCTTGGTCGATACTGTCCATCGCGATGACAATAAACTTTTTCGCACCGGTGATGACCGTCCAAAGCGAGAATAAGCGCGTAACCAGCGTCGATTTTGCTTCGCCGCGCGGCGCAGCGTCTGCTTCGTTGATGCCTTCGGGCTGTTGTAGGATTTCGGGCAGGCGTGAAAACAGAAATTCATGAAGTTCCGACTTTTCAGACGACCTGACGTAATGCGGAAAATAGGTATTGACGAAATACTCGTAACCGTTGACCGGGTCTAATACCTTCGCCCGACGTTCGGCAATGGCTGCGGGCGATGCATCAAAGCCGTCCGCCTCCGCCTCGATGGTTTGGCGGAGTTGGGCGGCATATTCGGCAAGCGACTTTAAAAACTCTTTGGACTTCATGTTTTATTCGTAATAGTGGACAACCGGCTTTTTCAGCGGCTTTTGATTAACCATGAAACAAAAGGGCAACGGCTCTCCCGTTTTCATTTCATTCATGGACGACATAAAGTAAAAAAACTGGTCGGCCAGCCAAAACAACGGCTCCAGCTTATAGCGTGGTGCGACAACAGGAGTTTCACTTTCCCAATCGGCAATCCAAATCGGGCAAAATAAAAACCAGCCCTTATGCGTGTATTCAACTTTTTGCATATCGCTTACCTGTATTTCTTTTCAATTTCCACGCCCAGCGGCTCGACCAACTCGACATAAGCCTGCAAGTGTTGCGGGTATCGCTCTTTGACTACTTCGCCAAACAATTCCAACACCTCAATCGCCGTCGCCAGTTTTGACGTTTCCGGCATTACTTTGGCGTTTGCCGCCACGGTCTTGGTAAACGCATCCGACAGGCTCGCCAACAGTTTGGCGCGCTCGGACGGCATCAGCTCTTCAATAGATGTGTCTTGCAACATCGTCATCGTCGATTGGTACTGCACCAAAAACCCCGCCAATAGCGAGCGGCTCAAGTCTTCGATGCCGCCGCCCGCAAGCGTGTAGGCGGCGCGCACTTTGTCCCAATCGTCGCCGGTCTCTTTGGCGGCACGTTTCCAACTTCGGGCGGTAGCTGTTGGGATTTCGCACATCATCGCCGCGATTTCGAGCGTCTGGCCGTCACTGACGTACAGTCGGCGCAGCTTTTCGCGGATTTCTTTCGGGTGTGCCATATCAGCCTCCGAACTTGGCTCGCAGCAGTTCCCAACCCGTCGTTACAATCACGCCGCCGAGACCGCCATAAACCGCAGCAGATTTCTTGCAGTCTTTCTTAATTTGCTGCAATTCCTCGTCCATGCGCGCCTGATTGGCAAGCAGGTTATCCTGCTTGGCTTCAATACGCGCCAAGGCTTCCAAAATCGGGTCGCTCATGATTTGTCCGCTTTCCTGTCCAGTTTTTCGTTTACTTTTTCCAACTTGTTTTCAATTCGTTCTAAGGCCGCCGCAATATTAGTGCTGTCTGCCTTGGCATCCGCCTTGGTGTGATAAGAGAGCTTGACCGCGTGCAGCTCCTCTTTAAGGTCGTCGATGCGCTTGTCCGCTTCTTTCAGACGGCCTGAAATGCCGTTGACCCAAAACCAAAACGCCGCTGTCGCAATCGGCCACAGGGTTTTAAACCCAAATTCAAAGTCCATTTAAAACCCCTTTAAACCGGCACGTCGCCAAATACGATACGTACCGCATAGCCTTCGGGATGACGACTCGCTGCCTCGACCTTTTGGCCGTCAAAAAAGACTGAATAATACTTTCTCAAAATACCAATCACATCAGCAGGAGCCGTCGCGGAAAACTCCACACAAAAGGTCGTCTGAAAATCCTTATCCATGCGTACCGCGTACTCAATGCCTGCCTTATCCAACAGGTCGGAAACATGGATGACAAACGGCTCTTGTTCGCGTGCGCGGCTTAAGCCCAATTCCAAGTCCGCATGACGGCAGGCGACCGTGCGTTGCACCAAATCACGATAAGTCGTCATCGCGCGCCCTCCGAACCGTCAACTGCCGCTTGACTGTTGGCCCAGTCGCGCCAAGCCTGATTTTGGTTTTCAAGTTCGGCAACATAGCCGCCAAACTCAGCGGCGTGTTCCAACAGCGTGGCCGTCTTACCGTCTTTCGGCGGATTCGGGCGTACCGGCGCGACCATCAATGCGGCAGGCGGTGTCGGCATGACCGCCTTTTCGACAACCTTAATTTCCGTAGCCGAGGGCGCGGTTGTAGAGCTGCAGGCCGTGATGGCCAAAGCCGTCAATACAATTACCGCTTGCATTTTTACGGTCTTGAGTAAGGACATTTTCGATTTCCTTTTTATTTTCCGTTTTCAGACGGCTGACTTCCGCCTGTTTTTTCGCCAAAGCCATGCCGACGGCGTGCGCCTTAACTTCATATTTTTTAGCTTCCGCGCGTGCCTGTTCCAGCTCGCGCGCATAGTTTTGAGCCGACAACAGCAGGGCTTGCGCTTTGTCTTTTTCCATCTTGTCGATGACCGCCTGCTGCTTCGCAAAGGCTGCCTTGTAGCCTTGATGGTGCGACACCGCCAAACCTGTGCCGACAAGCGCGATAATGGCAATCGGCTGCCAGTTATTCGCCAGCAGTTTCACGAGATTCATACTCGACCTCCTGACGTTTCACGCTGACAAACGAGCGCGCCACCGCATAGCCGCCGACAATGCCCAAATACACCGCCCAAATCTCCGCTGACGGGTCGGGCAGCATCACAAACTTAAACGTCCCCGCCGCGCAGGCAACGTTTGCCCACAGTTTCGAGTGCGACACATTACCGGTAGCCGGGTTTTTAAAAATATCCAAAATACGCATTGCTATTCCACAGTTTTGGTTTGCAGGTGCCGTTGCAGCATTTCCCGATAATTGGCCAGTTCGCCCTCCGCAAATTCAAACGCAGGCAGGTCTGCCCGTTCGCTTGCCTCACGGCTTTTGCGCGACCACAGCTCAATCATCTTTTCATAAAACTCAACTTGACCCATGATTAACGACGATTCTTGCGTTTACGCGCCGCACGTTTCGCAGCCGCCACGCCCGACTTACCCAGGCGCATAGACGGATGTTGTTTCAAATAGCCAATACTGGCAGGCTTAATCTCAAATTCAGGCAGCTGCGGTTTCAAGACAGACAGAGCCAAAGCAATCAAAGACTTTTTCATACCTTCGCCGCTCCCAACTCCATCGCAATTGCGTCCGCCACTGCACGGCAAATGACCCATTTGCGCTCTTTAAACTGTTTCAAGTCTGCATCGTTTGAGATAAAAAACGGTTCAAACACAATGCCGCCGGCTTGCGCATAAGCCAGCCGCGAATGCTGGCCGGCATTATCCGGCTTAAAGCCGTCTTCGCCGCGCAGTTTCCAGCCGGTCGCCCCGGCAACAGCCTTGCTCAACACCTGACACCAGCGTTTGTTTTTCGGCGTACTCAAAGCCTCAATACCCGTAGCTGCTTTGCTGACAGCGGCGTTGGTATGGAACTCAATCGCCACATCCGAGCCGCGAATCAGTTTGACAGCCTCGCGCAGCGGCATATTGCCTTTGCCCGTGCCGTCGGTTTTAACAGTCAAGCCGTAGTCATCGCGCAAGATAGATGCCACGATGTTGCGCATATCCTGCGCTAAGTCCGCCTCACGGTCGCTTCCGTTGACCGCGCCCGGGTCGGTGTTACTGTGGCCGGCGGTTAAAGTTACAGTTTTGCTCATTAAAGCCTCCCTCAAAATTAGATTAAAATGCACTTTCAGAGGCTTACATTTTCAAACGGCATGGCTTTTGCAGCGGGCGAAGCAGTGTCAGTAGGCAACAAAAAGGCCGTCTGTTGTTCAGACGGCCTATGCAATGAAAATGCTATATTTTTCGTACCAGCATTACCAAATTATTTCCTTCAATCATGATTGAATAGTATTTACCTTTATATTCAAAATCCTTGCTCGCATTACCAGATTGCTTTACCTCCGGCGCCATATCGCCAATCGTTTTAACCAACAGATTGCCGATTTCGGTTTGCCCCATTTTTTCCGTACCATCAATGGCCGTAATCGTTTGTATGGTGGCAAACAGATTAGACAAATCAGAATTCAGCTGCGTGGCTGTCGATAGTCTCAACACCTCTTGTTGAGGGTTAGTTCCCACTTGGATGGCGCCGAAATCAGTCATCATCACAATTTGATAGCCACACTCATTTTCCTCAATATTCTTACTTTGCACCGTCGAAGGCGCACCAATACCTTTCAATCCTGCATCGATATTGAGCAGCAGCTTTTCCACCGATATTCCCATCGGCTCGGCACAAATCGCAGCCTGTTGGGGCGCAGTTTCCTGTTGGGGCGCGGCTTCCTGTTTGGCGGCTATTTCTTGGCTCCCGCAGGCAGCCAAAGTACAAGCCAACACTAAAGCAAGCATGAGTTTCATTTGTTTATCCCTATTCAAATTTTGGAAAAGAGTAGTCATTATAGATAAAAAAGACCCGTCTGAAATTTAATTTTCAAACGGGTCATCCCTTAAAACAAATTTTCCTGTTCCGCTTCCTTATCCACCTGCTTTAAAATCCGCCACACATGGCGGTCGCTTAAGCGGTGTGCCAAGGCCAAATCGTTAACGGCCTCATATGCGGGGGTGCCACCTGCCGTCTGTCGGTCAAACTGAATGCGGATTTTACGGTTTCGCAACTCATACAAGGCCGTCTCGCAACGGGGTATAAACAGATTGCACGGAGCCATCGCTTCCACCAGCCGACCGGCCGCCTCACTGCCGATAATCTCCTCCAAGTACGCAACACGGGATTGACTGTTTTTCGTATAACCCTGCCGCAACGGATAAGTCGTACCGCCCATCAGGCGCACCAACTCCAGCGTTTCATTAAACCCGATGACCGTAATCAACGCCTGTACACTATCAGGAAGCAGATGCTTGACGGCGCTGAAATCTGCCGTCTCATACATCACACAGCCCCTTTCTTACGGCGGTTCGCCGCAATCTGCAACGCTGCCACCAGCTTGTGCATATTGCCGTCGGACAACCATTCCACACGGTCAACCTTAAACATCTTTTTCGCCGTACCGTGCGCATAATTCCA